GATGATGCAGTTGATTTATAATATAGAGCCTATTTTATAAATCATTTTTGTAAATCATTTTTTATTTATGGGTAGACGAGAACATTATTTGCGCTAAAATATATTCAAAAATCGCACTTTTTTCGTTTTTTGTTGGGTTCGTTTTTTTTGTTGTTTTTGTTGTTTTCTCATGCTTTTAGAGGCAGCAGTGGATTTTTTTTCTTTTTTTTCGTATGCATAGGATGGACTGTATTTCAAGAACCACATATCATATTCATACGTGCCTCGTTTGCTAGAAAGTTCCTTGTATTTGGCAGTCTTTTCGGCACGTATGGATTCAATCGTGGATTGTTTACCGTAACACTGTATTGTAAATCGTTTCAACAACCCTTTTTGATTCAATCGGTTTTCTTGTTCGACATCAAACAAAAACTGTGCCATACATAATATCCGTTCTTTGTTCAAATATGGTTTTTTCGTGTATATAAATGCTAAGTAAAAGCTCAACATCGTATCAATGGTTGCGATATTGATTTCCTTTCCATTGATAAAAACCTTGTTGTAATTATGACATGCAACTGGCTTGTATATAAATGCCAGTGTTTCTTTTCCCACAGTAATTTGAATACGTTCTGGTATAAGTTCTCCGATTGCCTCGTGAAATACAGTTTTTATATGCTTGAATCCATTTTCATGCAATCGTTCTTGCACTACAAGTGCGCATTTTTCAGGGTCCTCATACAAAACATCAAAATCCGGTATTTTTTTGACAATATTTTTACGATTTTTTGACATGTATCTAGAATACATACTACTTGCGTATCCGCCGAAGAAAACACAACCTTGTTCTATGAGAACGTCTCGAACTAAAAAATACAGAGATTCGCGTTCTTCGATGGAATAGGGTTTTTCAAAATCCCGCTGGAAATCAATTGCATCACAGTTTATCTCAGGGCTCAATGGATAATTTTTATTCAAAAGCGTCAAACGTTTGATTACCTTTTCCCATCGTGAAATATCCCCTTCTGGACGCGATAATTCTAAATACATCGACATGCGCAGAAAATTAGGGGGAGCGTATTTTATACCAGCGCGATTAAGTGCGTCTTTGTAAATAGAGTCATATATCTCTTCTTCTAAATAAGTTATGTCCGCAACAGGGATGAAATTCACGAAAACTTTGAATGTACCATAGTGTATACCCGCCTTCGCTTCTACTTCATCAAACCCTTGCGCGTAATATATATCGGCTAATTCCTTCGCGTCTTCCAACGCGGTTTTTGAAAAAAAATCGTAATCCGGTATTTCTAAATCTTTGTTGTAAAATTGGTCATAATTTGGCAGTATGTTGTTGATGGCCGTTCCGCCATAACAGATTCGTTTTTTGCGAATCAAGAAATCTTCAACAATGTTTATGATTTTTTTGACATCTTCACTGTTTACGATTTTTTCGCCTTGTTTTTTTTCATTTTCGTCTACCGCATGTCTTACTATTGCTAATTCGCAATCTTCGAAAGTCATTGCATTATCGCACAATTTGTTTTTCATATGTATTATATATTTTATATAATACATAGGTTTTTTTTGGAAACATTTTTAGAATTTTAGAAATGCAAAATTGATTCTTGATTTTGGCGTATATTTTATGTCAGATAAATAATTACTTGCATATATTAATACATTTGCCATGGGAACAAATGCCGCACGCTGATCATTGAAAAAGTTTTCATAAAGCAAAACCATAGGACTATTAACATAAAACGGCATCATTAAAATTTGTATACCATTTCTATAAACAATTTCAAATAGATTTGGGATAGGATAGTCTTTATATGATTCAGTTATCTCTGGCATCATTGTAGTATACTGGGTGATGTTTGTAGATGGCACATTCTCATTTTCAATTTGGTATGGTGTAATGATTTTTTCTTTTTTAAGATTTAATGGTCTAAATTGTCGATATGTTTTTAACCGCATAGATTTTACTCCTAAAATACCATTCATAGCAAATGAATATGCTTGACTTTTTGATTCAAATGTCTCATCATATGTTGCGTTTGCTAAAAAAATGACTTTTCCCATCAAATTACGTAATACAGTTGAACCGTCAATTGAAAATGCCCGGTGGTTTGTGTCTACATATAACCGTTCCGCAAAATTGGATTTAATTAAATCCGCAATAGTGTCATAACATTTGTTATCTATTTTTTTATCGATTTTAACACGTAATTCTATAAACAAGGGGTCGGATGGATTTGGCGAACCGTCTGAAAATGCATTTGCGGCAATAGTTTTGAATGCATTGTCTAATGGTAAAGCATTGATTGTATCAATGTTATTATCATCTCTGCTATAGAAAACGTAGGGGGTCGAATCTACTGCATAATAGACTGGTATATCTAAATATCGATATCCTCTTGAAAGTATTAATTTTATCATATCGCTACTCATATACGACCCAGACCATGCAGTAGAATAAGATGCTTTTATACATAATTCTCGAAGCGGTAACTTTTCAACTGATGCAGTAACGTTTTTAATAGTAACCTTCGGATATCGATTCGCTAATGCGGATACCTGACCGTCTAGACTATCCATTCCTTCAATCATAGTAGTCATATGTAATATTTTTTGACGTTGATTCAATAATAGCATCATGATACATGTAAATAACATGAGTATGACAACGATAATCAAAATTCTATAGAAATCCATGATAGGATTTGAATTGTATATATGTTGGATACAAAGTATTTCGGATAAAAAATAATAAATAAAACAAACAAAATAAAATCATAGTATATATTCTCATAAATGGCTGGTGGTTTATTAAATATAATATCAGTTGGAAACGTAAATATTATATTGACTGGAAATCCCACTAAGACGTTTTTCAAATGTGTTTATTCTAAATATACTAATTTTGGTCTCCAGAAATTTCGTATCGATTATGATGGTATGAGAGATCTTCGTTTAACGGACCCGTCTGTGTTTTCCTTCAAAATACCTCGATATGCTGAATTATTAATGGACACTTATTTAGTGGTTACCTTGCCAGATATATGGAGTCCTATATATCAACCAGTTCCATCAACGCAATCCGTAAATAATGGTAACCAATGGGCGCCGTATGATTTTCGCTGGATTAACGATTTAGGAACGCATATGATAAAAGAAATTACAATTACATGTGGTTCACTGACATTGCAAAAATATTCGGGGGAATATTTAGCCGCTATGGTAGAGCGCGATTTCCACAGTGAAAAAAAACGATTATTCAATGCGATGAGTGGAAATGTGGCTGAATTAAATGACCCCGCAAATGCTTTCGGAAGACAAAATACCTATCCATCTGCCTTTTATACCGATAGCACGGTGGGCGCAGAACCATCGATTCGCGGAAGAACATTATACATACCTATTAATACATGGTTTACATTGGACAGCCGATGCGCATTCCCATTGGTGAGTTTGCAATACAATGAAATGGTCGTGTCGGTGACATTCAGACCAATTCAAGAATTAGTTCGAGTGCGTGATGTAATGGATGCCACTAATAACTTTCCATATATGCAGCCAGATTTTACGCAACAACAGTTTGCAATGTATCGTTTTTTACAAACACCACCTAGCGTGAATTTGAGCCCATCGAACTACGTGAATAAAACCCTTACATGGAATGCTGACATTCATTTATTATCTACCTATTGTTTTTTGTCGAAAGAAGAGCGCGAATTATTTGCAGCGCAAGAACAAGTATATTTAGTAAAAGATGTTTTCGAATACAATTTTCAAAATATAACAGGTTCGAAAATCGTCGAACTCCAGTCGAATGGTATGATTGCAAACTGGATGTGGTTTATGCGCAGAAACGACGCGTATATGCGAAACGAATGGTCAAATTATACGAACTGGCCTTATACTAGTTTGCCGCAAAATGTAGATATTGCTCCCGCTACTACTAGTTTCGCAAATGCGAATAATAATGTTATACTAAATGGGGTATCCTATGGTCCCGGTACAAATCCACCGGTTCAAGGACAATTTCAAAGCAGTAATACTGGCATTTTTTATTCTGGCGATTTTTTTACACAAAATAGAAAAGAGATTTTAGAAACAATGGGAATCCGGTTGAATGGTGATTATCGTGAAAATTTATTGACTCGGGGAGTCTATGATTATATTGAAAAGTATACGCGAACGCAAGCTTTTGCAAAAGAGGGCATTTATTGTTATAATTTTTGTTTGAACACAAGTCCATTCGAATATCAACCTTCGGGTGCAATCAATATGAGCAAATTCAAGACTATTGAATTAGAAATAACTACGTATGTACCAACTGTGAAAACAAATCCGGATGAAAACGCTTTTAATATTATATGCGATAATAGTGGGAACATCATCGGAGTTAGAAAACAAAACTGGCAATTATACGATTATAATTATGACATGGTTTTATATGAAGAAAGATACAATGTATTAACATTTGTAGGTGGAAATTGCGGAATGTTATATGCAAGATAAAATCGTTTTTTTCATATATACTATATATAGTTATATAGTAGATATGAAAAAAAATATGAATGATT